TCTCGTTCTCTGGGTAGATACCATCCTTACCATAGAAAGAATGTACGTAGTCATAGAATGAAAAGAGTTGGTCTACTGTCATGATAATGTTTGTTTGTTATGTACTTATTATAGTCCATCTATGTGTATATGCTTGTGTCTATGTGCCACTATTCTTACTGGTTTCTTTTAACCACCAATAGTTGACATATGCTTTATACTGATGTGACTTAAGTTTATGTTTACGTATGTGATCTTTCATACGTTCCTCGCCAAAATACTGATCGAACCATGCCTTGTTCAATCTGTCTGCTATTTCTGGCATTGGTTCAAAGTAATAGGGAAACTTATGTGCGATACCCATGTGTGGGAACATATCCTTCTTACGTGATTGTATGATAGTGATCTTACTAGATCTCGTCGTAGATGTCCCTGCCTTCGCTCTCTGAGTTGTAGTACTCTTCGAGGTGGTCTTGCCCTTTGTCGTTTGGGTTTTCCGAGTCGATGACACGTTGGATTTCTTTTTTGATCTCTTCGTAGATGTTAACCCCTTGAGATTCTCCTTCAGTGCCTTCGCTGTTGTTGATTTTTTCATTTGTCATCGTACTGTTGTTCGTAATCGTACGCTTCCCTCACAACAACTGGAGCAACTACAAGATAAAACTCCTCCCACAGTTCAGTAGGATTAGGATGAAATTGTAGTTCCTCTTCATTTGCCATCGGTTAAACGTCTCAGTTGGTTGATCTCGTGGAGTATTTCCTCTGCCATAGCGTCATCATCCGCATTCTTTGCTTTGATGTACGCTAGGACTAGATCTCTCATACTATCATCCACTTGTGAGTTCGAGGTAGGTTCGTTTGAGTTCTGTTTCATGTGAGTACAGTGTGTCTTCGTGCATCGCAATGTCTGGGTGTAACCACTCAAAATACTCATCTGCTAGTGCCATAGCACGATTCATATCATTGTTTGCGATGTGCTCCTTAAACTTCTGCGTCATAATATCCATGATATCATCACGTTGCTTAGAGATGCGTGCACGTTCGTTGTTAAAATCCTCTGGTGGCATGGTGTCGTTCATTTTTTAGTTAGGAATAGTGTGTTGTTCAAATGATCATATTGCTTAAACTCTACGTCCTTAGGTAACATGGATACTGCAGCTGCAGCAAACTCGTTAGGAAATTTACGGAACATTCTCCAAAATTTCTTCTCTTCGTCCATGTCTAGTTCTTCACGTGGTAGTACACGCAACTCATACTCTCCCTTAGTGTACCTAAGACGAGGGTATGGTTGAATGAACTCTTTGATGTGATCAGATAGAAGATTCATGTGGTTATGTATAAGAGTACATGGTGGGTGGATTATCTCATATAGAGATAACCTCCTGCCCAATCAATGTTTTTGTAGTCAAATAGATACTCTCTATCCTTTCTCTCTAGTAGATTATATCTTACGTGCTTCGCAGGTTTTGCCCATCCTGCGGGTTTGTATACATCTCCTGTCTCTTTGTCTATGAATGCATGTACTGAACCATCTCTGTACTTGTATGATGGATTAGGACCCATGTCATCAAACTGTTGCTGTACGATCTTAAGATACTTACGTCCTTTCTTTATCACATACTTGTAAAGGTTAGCAGTGTCGTTCTCGATCTCTTCGATTCTCTTTGCTGCGTAGATGCTGTATCCTTCTCTCATCTGCATTGCTCTGTATGAATCAAGAGAGTCTTGCTTGAAGTTCTCTTCTAGAGTCTCACATAGTGTCTGTGCGTACTCTTCAATGTTCTTCATCTCTTGTTGGAATAGTGCTGTGTTCATGAGTGGTGCTCCTTTGTGTATGTACTTATTATAAAGGATATAAACTACAAATCTACTCTTCTTGTGACACTAATATAACTGTCTACTCATGTGCGTGAAGCATCTTCTCTAGTTTAGCGTAGAGTCTAGAGTGAGTAGAGTGATAGTCTCCCATCATCAGGTTCATTAGATACTTGATCTCTGTGATTGTAAGATTATTCATTGTTACCTCATCTGGTGTGATAGTAACAGGCATTCTAGGACGTTTTTTCATCACTGTCAAGTGTAATAGGGTGCGAGAAAACAAACCTAGAAATTAATCTGGTTGTTTTCCCACTCTTATTATAACGCATAAAAATCCCCTGTGCAAGATATTGTTACACTTTCCTAACTGTCTACTCCGCAATTGCGGAATTACTTGTACGGATGTGATCTACTGTTGCGATCAGGGGCGGGTCTTTCTATAAATTTTGGATTGTTTTTTCTGTGATGATTCGATAATGGGTCACTGGTGCGGTGCAATACTGGGTGCTCTAACTCTTTCTCCGTAAGATCTGTGCGTACATTGATTAAGTCCTGCGGATATATACACCTTGCCACTTGATGTCTTCCCCATCTACTATTCATAGATGCGGGTAGTTGTGTATCCATGAATATCATGGTAACATAATCTTCGCATATAAAATTGATGTAACCAACAACACCATCAATTACTATTGGTTGTAGTAAATGAAGATCACTCAACAACATCGAACTCTTTCCTATTTGCGTTAGCAGGGTTAGGTAGTCTAAACATTTCTTTGAGATCGTTTAGATCATTGAGTTGTTCTTGTAATTTGTCAATCTGTGCCTGTAAAATCTGGAAGTTCTGGTCGTTGTTGCTTTGCATCATTAAGATGTTGTTTATGGCGGATCGGAATTCTTCTTCTTTCATTGGTAAGTTTCTGTAGTTGTCTTTGAAGTTCTATTTCAACCATGAGTAGTTTGCCACTCATATATCCATGATAATCTTCATCAATTATCAATTTGTCCACACTATTAATATGTGATAGTGCTTCCAATAGTCTTGTCTTTTTGTCCATTAATAACGAGATGGGATGTTGCTCCTCATAAATTGCATTGTTTTTGCTGTCATGAGTTTTTCGCTTTCAATTGCATCACTTTCATCTGGATTAGTATGATGTGTTACTTCTCTCAATGTCTTGAGATATTCTAATACATGCTTCCTGATCTCCATGAGTTCATCGAAACATCCTTGGTTGTGTGCACAACCTCTTAATTGATGGTCAGGTGCCAGAACTGACTCTGTGAATAGAGCAAGTGCTCTATCATATTTTACCTCTGGTGATTCCTTTCCTACTGAACCTTGATCTCTCATAGTTTTGATAGTAAGTTTTATTATTTAATCATCATCGGTGCCTTGAACGTCTTGAATGTCACAAACTGGAACTTCATGCTGACCACCAATTAAATACCATGGCATTTGTTTTCCATGATATTCTGGGTGTGCATTATATTCTGTTGTATATTCTCTTTCTCCTAGATACTGCATTTGATCAGCAGGAATCGGATGATCCCTGAGTATCGCTTGCAATTGCAAGTGTTGAAGCATCCAAGGGTCTGGTACGTTCATCTGTAAGTGATAACTACGCCTATTCTATCACACTTTTGGAAGATGTCAACCTGGCGGTGTAGGATCTGCGTTCTCGTATGGTATTGTACCGTTTGGTCTTATAACGTATGCTTTTATATAATGATCTGCGTCTGGTACGTTCTGTGGTTGTGGAAACCAATCAAATGCAGCATCTGTTGCATCTAATTCTCTGTCAAAATAATAATATATGTGTTCTAGTTCAAATATTCTATCAATCTCTGCCTCTGGTATGATGTCATCATAGTATGCTAATACAGTTGCTTTCTTATCTGCTGCAAGTGTATGATATTTACTATTGTCAATTACCAATAGAAACTTATTGCTCAACTTTGCATAGTCAGCGATCAACATAGGAGTTGACTTAGGATTTAAAGTTATAAGTGGCATAATTATTCTCCGAAATCACCCTCATCAATCATCTTCAGTATATTATCAAGATCATTGTCACCTGTATTTGGATCAAGACTTGTATTTGGTCTTGATATACTGGTTACAGGCATCTCATCTATTGCTGCTGTACCTATTGCAAGTGCAAGATAGTTTACAATTCTAGTTGAGAACTTACTGTATACTGACTGTGGTATGGTATAGAAATGTGATACATCACCAAGATATGTAAGTCCATCACCTAACTTGGCATGCTTTGATGGTGTTATTGGAAATACTACTGCGTTAGCAGCATTATCTTTTTGTTCTTCTGGTATATCTCTTAGTTTCTGTCTATATGTTACCCACTTCGCCTTTTCTTCTGTAGATAGAGGAGCGTCGCCGAGCTGTGTCCAGTCACTGTCCATTAATAAGAAGTTTCTCATTAGTGTAACCTTAGTCCAGTTAAGTATGGTTGACTTAGAAAAAGATGCTGCTAGTGCCCTTTCTAAATCATTCTCTTGTCCTACTCTATACTCTGTCCACTTCTCTACTATTCTAGTATATAAATCATTGACCTCTGTTGTAAATGGTGCTAGGTCAAACTGATATGATACCCATTTATATGCTCCAGTCTTTTGATTTCTCTGATACTTAGTCTTGTTCATCTTGACAGTATTATCTTTATACTGTACAAATAACTCTAATTTATCCTTGTCAGAATCCCATAGAGGATATAATATTGGAACTATATCGCTAGTCCAATAGTCATCATCTATAGTTTTCATCACACCTTCAAATTGAATGGTCTTATCAAAGGCATTCAAGTATAGTGATGTTTCTGATGGTGATGCTATAGTTGCCATTTATAATGCCTTAATTAAATACTTTACCCTATGGTATTTAGTGATGAGAGGAATGTTATTCTCTGCAGTCACGGTTGCAGTCGTAGTTATGGGTGTAGATGATGACATTGTAAATGTACCATCACCAACTGTAAGTGCTGCACCAACTGCTGATACTTCTCTTCTTACTTGATCAATACCATCATCTGAGTTGATAGCATTACCACCAAGATCCACGTTACCTGTTAATGTTGCACCACCAGTAGATATAAATGTATTGGTTGTTGTTGCAGCAAAGAATGTAGTTATTGATGCTAGTCCATAGTTATCATCTGTTCCTGATGCAGTCTGATACGTAGGTCCTCTATCCTGTTCAATAATTAATGTTATTTCATTAGCTCTGAAAGCATCTCCTTCTGCTATTGGAATATCTACATTCTGCCAAGCGGGATTAACATCTGCTGCTAATAATATTTGACTGAATAATGTGACATTATTAGATGTTCCTCTCTTATAGAATATATTCAATGCTTGATCTGGATTCTCTCCACCATTTTGGTTACTACCTCTGATTACAGTAAATCTAATAGCATTGACATTTGTAAAATCAAATGTTCCTACCTCTAACTGTCTCTTACCCCCTGCATCTGATGCACTGCCTGTAAATTCTATGTACCTTTGTATTTTTTGATTAGTATTAAATGGTATTACAGTACCACTGAAACCAGTATTAGTTCCAGTTCCTATACCAAATTGTCTTTGTTTAATACCAGGATCTGTTGATGATAACCATACATCTGCATCAAATGCTGTTCCTTGTGCATCACCACTTGTATCACACTCATAGTATACTCCTGTTGGTACAGTGATATCGCCAGGTAATGTTGTTCCTTCTTCTTGTCCAAAGTATCTTACATATATGCTTCCACCAGCACCATCACCAGCATTACCACCACCTAAACCTCTGTCTTGTAAGTTAACTGTGACGTTAGTTGTTACTCCTGAGAATGAAATGGTACAATTACCACCTTGTCCTCCACCACCACCTGTGTTGTCATAATATGTTGTGACGTTTGAGAATTGTATTTTTACATATCCTCTTTCTGTTGGTAATGCACCATCTGCTGATTCAGATACACCACCAGACCAATATGTTGTTCTATATGCTGATATACCTCTACGTCCACCAGTACCACCACCATTACCATTGTGTCCGACACCCGCTTGTCCTCCAACACCACCAGGTGTTACGTTGATGATACCACAGGCGGATCCACCACCTCCACCACCACCAGCTGAGCATGATCCACTAGTACCATTACCACCATTGGCAAAGTCTAAAACTCCAGATGTAGCAATAAGTGCCTGTGCAGGTCCTGTAGCGTCACCACCAGGATAGCAACCATCAGTGGTAGAAGCACCGTTATTACCACCACCTGATCCACCGCCACCGCCTCCACCGCCAGCACCAGCGATGCAAACTCCATCATAAAATAAACCTGTAACACCACCACCAGAACCAGCAGTAGCACCATTACCCCATTGTCCTTGTCCACCAATACCAGAAATACATCCTGATGCACCAGTTACACCTGGACTTGAACCACGTGGTTCAGCACCTGTACCAATACCACCAGGAAAATTCTGCCATGGTTGTCCTGTAGCAGGGTCATTACCTGTTGTTCCTTGTACTGTGTTTCCTGATCTTTCGTTCCAACCATGGTTACCACCTTCTCCTAATTCCCAATTAAGAGTTCCCGCACCATATGTCAATGTACCAACTAATCTTGATCCTCTACCACCATATCCACCAAGTGCACCAGTCTTACCTGATGTTGCAGTAGGCCAACCTGGCCATTGTCCTGTACAGTTAGAGTTGGCGTTAGCATTACCAGGACCTCCACCACCACCTGATGTTGCACCACTACCACCATTAACTCTAATGGTATAGAAGACATTATCAACTGTTAAACCTATTTCACAATATCCTGCTGATGCTCCATCTGTGTCACTATCTGCACCACCACCGCCTGGTGCCTGTACTTGAATATAAGTTCCAGTTACGTCTCCTTCACTAGCAGCGGGTGCTGTTACAACTGATGCCTGTGGTGTGATAAATGTTTCTTCTTTAATAGTAATAGCATTGCCAGGTATTTCATATACTACTTGCTTTCCACCAACCAATGTATTGTTATCAACCACATATGCTCTTGGTGGTGCTGTTGTTGGTGTCTCTACAAAATAACCATTTGCTAATTTAACTCTCGCATTCCCTGTAGCAGGGGATGATGTTGGTGTCTCACCATCTCTTGGTAATACATTGAAACTTGCATTAGAGAATGCGTCTGCTATGACTGTGAAGTTACCATTATAAAAACTTTCGTTTGTACCTTCAACTGTTACTATATCACTGACTGATAAATTATGTGATCCGTCTGTGTTGACAGTAATATAACCAGTAGCACCATCATATGTTATAGAGGTTATGACTACACTTGCTGACTCTGATACCAAGTATTGATACTGTTGATCACCAGATGTTCCTGCTCTGTCACCGATACCATTACTATTACCATATGTTGCTGCCTGTGAGTTCTGTAGTGGTACACCAATCAAACCATGTGCGTGACCTAACGCACCACCAGCTGTTCCCTGTGGTTCAAATATATTAATATTTGCTCTACTATCAATATAATTGACTGCAAACTTATCAATCTCTGTAGGTCCTTGTTCTGCCTGTTTTGTTTGATCAACCTCAACAGATAATATTCTATGACCATGTGTAGGAGGGAATGGAAAAACATAGTCATCCATAGGTCCTATCTGATACTTGACAGTTCCTGTGATATATGCAGCAATGTCAGCAGTTATTGTAGTATATCCTGTAGTTCTAACATCACCAATAATAAAGAACTCTCCACTATTAATTAATGTATCTTTTGGTATGTACCAACTACCACCAGTCTGTCCAACAAAGTTGTTAACTGCATTCTCTGGTGTTGATGTTCCTGCTCCGTTTACGTTACCAAATCCAAGTATCTTTCTTTGTCTGTAATCTGGTAGATTAAATGTTCCAATATTATATGGATAGTCTCGTAAAGTAAATGACTTCTGTATTATAATAAGAGGATGGTCAACACTACCAGCACCCGCACCTGTAAAATCTATTGTGTAATCTACAGCATTGACATTTGCTAGATCAACATTATCTGGTAGTGTTACCTCATATGCAAATTCATTTGTTTGTACTTGTACACTAACATCTTCTGTTGGTTGTACTAATGAATAGAATGTGTTTTGATTAAATATACCACCACTTGGAAATGAACCAAACACATTAGATCCAGATTGAGCAAATCTAAACACTGATCCAAAAGGATATGGTCTTTTTACATTTGCCTTATCGTTAGTGGCATCATAATAAAACTGGAAAAATAATTTATTGTTTATAATATATGATCTTCTTAGTCCACCTGGCTGATTGTTCTGTGTTTTTGATACACTTGCAGATCCACCATATCTATTTTGTATGATGCTGTATAATTCTGGGTAGTCACGAATGAATAGTTCTTTACCATCACAATATAAATGTTGTGGATATGTGTACTCAGGTTCTTCTGATGCTAAGTTAAGATCAGCAAAGACAGGAAGAATTGATCCGACAGGAGCATGGTTACCAGTCTTATCGGAAAAATAATTCGCAAATGAATTCCTGTATGTTGCCATCTTAATACTTAATTAAAAATTCTTGGACTAGAAATGGTTGTATATAACCATCTGCTTTGTTTTCTGCGTTCACATCAATGTTAAGTGTTGATGTTATATTACCACCAGGAATATATGCTGGTTGTGTCTTGACTTGATATGTATGTGGTTCTTGATTAAAAGGAACCAAATGTTTGTGTATACATTCATTACCAAACTCTTCTACGTCAGTAACAATATTGTTAAGAGCACCATATGAAACAGTGTTTGCTGTTCCATCAAATGGAACTTGAGTTGCTGCTGATACTAAAGATGGTGTATAGTTTGGAACTAATGATGCCCATGCATTATTACCACTGATACTAGAGTCAAACTGTGTACAACTAGCACCACCAATACCACATCTATTTTCAGTTTTACATGACATCTCACCATTGTATGTGATGTTACCACATTGTCCTGATCCAGCACCGCCAGGTACATAGATTGGAAATCCTGTGCTTGCTTTTGTACCTAAAGTTGAACATTCAAATTGTAATGTAGTTCCTGTTGGTATACCAGTTCCTGCGGGATCTAGCTCAGGAATATCACCAGGTATCAAACACTTAGATGTCTGGTCAAAGTTACAACCTGACCAACAACCACCAAACCATGTGTGAACCTCAGGAGGAGGACTACTAAAGAATCCAAAACATGATACTGTTATAACTCTCTGTTGTCTTGATGCAACTATCGCTGACGCTGCTGCCTGACATAATGGTTGTTTGGTATTGTTTACCCATGGCATGATACACAAACTAGACTTAGATGAGTATGAGTTTCTACCAAACAAACCAAATTCATTTGTTGATGATGCAGTCCTTGATCTTTTACCATCATGGAAGTGAGCATGTGGTTGGAATGCTGTTGCTAATACTTCTGTCTCTTCTGTGTAGTTACCACTAGACTTAGTGAAACCAGGTTGTCCTGTAATTTCAATTGTCTGTGATGGTAAGAAAAAATTACCTTGATACTGTACAGTAAATGTAGTACCAATATTACTGGTCACATCTAATCCTACACCAGATTTAGTTATCTCTACTCCTGCGTCATTGTCCAAATATGTGTCAAGATAAGTTCCTAAGTTTGATGAAAATGATGTCTTGGTAGACTTTGCACTAAGATCTGGTACTTGAAATTGATTATCAAGTAATGTTGTGTCTGGTTTTTTATATCTACAATTTATCCCTGTGCCTAATATCGTAGCAAGTTCTGGAAATACTTCTGCCTGATAAACTGCACCATCACACCTCAAATAACCAGCAGGAAGAGTTTGATACAATGTTGGATCTTCTGGATCTGATGATGCTAATTGATTCGACCAGTTTATAATAGAACCAGTAAGAGTTCCTAATTTTCCTTTTTCTTTTGAATATAATACTGCCATTAGTATGCTCTGATGATATACAGTACGACTAAGGATGGTGTGTTAGGATTAACCTGTACGCTCAATCCTCTGTCTACATCTATTGGTTCTAAGTTTCCAGTAGTCATATTATTTATGAGTATAGTGTTAGGTAAATTCATTTGTCCTAACGTCATTGCAATATCAATAGTAAAGTGATTGTGAGATCCTAATGAGTTAGCAGTGAATGCATCACCACCATGATTCAATGTGGTAGGATATGGAAAATCTCTACCAACTGCCTCTGGAGGTACGCCATAATAATCTCCCTCATCAGTAGTTGGAGGAGTTGCACCATTACCCCTTCTTGCTAATGGAACTTGATCAGATACATAATAGTTTCTTTGTCCTAAGTATGTGCCAGGTGGTGGAAATGGAGCAGTAACTGCTGGTTGCTGTACTGGTACGATACATGAGTTATCATCTTGATATGAAACTGTTTGTCCATATGCCTGTACTGTCCTAGGAACTGATGGCACTTGTGGAATTACGTTGGAAGAATTACCATAATGGCGATGAGTATTCAAGTTTGGAAGTGAGTCAACAGCAGGGTCATATGCAGTCCATGTAACTACACCAGGATCATATCTGTCTGCCAATGGTTCAGCAGCGGTAGCACCCGTATCAGATCCCGTTGTATATTCTGAACTTGCAACCTCAAAATATCCAGCATCAAATAATCCAAGATAACCACCACCTATCTCTACTGATGGGTAAAAACCATCTGGTGGTCTTGGGTGTGTATGTGTTGCAGTATGTTCAACACCTAATTTTCTAGGTATAGTTCTAATAGTATCAAAATATGATGGAGGTTCAAGAGTAATACCCTTTATCTTTCCTGCTAGTTCAGACTCAACTGCTGCTTGAAATTGTACATCAATGTATGATAGTACATTTGTTAATGGTTGTTCACCCTCAAATCCATTCAGTGAAACATAAGATCCAATAACTTGTAATTCTTGTGCACTCAATTGATTGCTTTCTAAATCTATGAGTGATTGTTGATTTAGTGTTGGTAGATTGAACACATCATCATCGTTATAAGATGGATATGAATTTGATATACCAATAAATGGTTGACCAGTCTCTACTACAGGACCGTATAGATTACCCATTATCTGTGCCAATAAAGGATAGTCTTTTGCCTTGAGTTGAGCACCATTACAGACGATCCAACCTTTTGGTATGGCGTCTGGAGATAGTGCTGACTCACTTGTACTACCAGTCCATGGCATGATTGTGCCTATAGGACTGGCTTTCTGTGCTTTTATACGGTTGTAACTTGGCATTTATTATACCTCCATTAACCACCAACCTTGTACGCTGGTTGGGATGCCTATTTGATCATTACTATCAACTGCTCCAAGATATACTAATGCAAATGCTGCATTAGGAGTCTGAACTACAAGTTCACCAGATGGATATGGAGTTAATCTATCTCCAAATAGTGTTCCTGTTGAATCACCCTGTATTGGTGTGCCACTAGTCTCAGGAGTTCTAAGAACTAATGTTGTGTCATACTTCAAGTTACCACCTACATCAATCATTCTTACAACGTCACCTGTTTGTGGTGATGCTGGTAGTGTAACGATTAATGTTTGTGTATTTTGAATATTGACCATGTATATTATATTTGCAATCAATGTTAGATCTGCTTCTGGTGATGCTGCGGATAAGTATCTTGTATGTCTTGCACCAGTTGATGTGGTGTAGTTTGTTAATCCGAATGCATCAATCGAACGATCTTGCTTGATAGTGTATTCACTACCACCATTTATACCTAGATTCTGTACTGAGAATACATCTGACTCTGTTGGTGATGGTGATGCAGTACCTGTAATTGTCAGTGTGTTCTGAGCAGTTACGTTACCTAAGTTGTCAACTGAGAATGATGGGTCGCATTGTAATGTTGTGAGAACGTTTTCTGGGCAAGATGTTGGATATAAGAAGAAGTCTCCTCTAGCAAGTACACCAGCATCCCAATACAATAGACCTGAGTGATCAGCATGTCCATCATCGTTAACAAACTGGAATAGTTTAGTCTGTTTAACACTATCGTAGATAGTAAAGTTACCACCAGCAAGTGTTAAATTGTCAGTTACCTCTAGACTACCATTTCTATATGACCTAGCACCATCACCAATTTGCTCGTCCATTACTGAACTATGAGTCTTACCATATAATCTGCCTTGTACGATTCCAAGAGTCTCAGTACCAGTAGATGTATTACTAAATCTTAACCACTGTCTGTAATCTAGTTTCTGCTGTGAGATATATCCTCTCTCTAATATTACAGAGAGATAATCATTACTTACACCAGCAACTAATCTTTGTCTTATCTGAGCATCAACCACTAGAGATTGTCTCTCATGTTTGATAACTCTTCTAACAACATCAGCTTGCTGATGACTCATGTTGACTGTTCCTTCCTGAGCTCTAGTTGCAATGATTGTATTCGTTGCATCCACAACACTAGTGATTGTCATAAATTCAATCTGACCAGTGTTATTTGTAAATGATGTTAGAGGTCCTACAGCAATTAAGTCTCCTATCGTAAACTTACCAGTTCCTTCTCCAAGAGATTGAACTGCAATCTGTAAAACAGATGAACTGTTACCAGCAGCAGTTGATATAATAGTCGTACTAGGACCATTACCCTGTATTGTCTGTGGATCTGCGTAGTAACCATATACAATTATGTCATCTAGATTCAATTCTGCTGGTAAATTAGCATTATTGAGAATGCCAGCACCACTTGACCATGCTAGGTTGACATCAAATCTACCAGCATGTGTACCAATTGTTGTTGTGCCTGAGCATGTATCAACATCAAATGTAGTATTTGCTGCACCATCAGTTGCAGTTATTCTTTCGTTTCTACTTACCTTGAATGTAGTTCCAGTTACTGCCTGTGCACCAATAATAACATCACTTAAGTAAATAGCACCACCAAACACAAAGTCAACAGCAGTATCTTGTGCTATCTTGAGTGGTGATGAATCTGTAATAACAGATAGAACATCGCCCTTCTTGATATCAGCAATTGTTTTACCAGAAGTTGTGACTGATACGTTAGTAATTACTCTTGATCCAGCAGCAGCATCACCTAAGAATGTAATATCACTTAGAGTACCACATCCACCAGACATATTGAGTGATGAATTGATTGTAACAATAGAACCAGGTACGGCTGGGTTACCAATTTGTACCTCACCTGTTACAGAGTTAACTTCAAATACATCTAAGTCTGGATCAGCACAATTAGAAACTCTAAACTTCTGTACTTGCTGATCTAATGATGTAATAACCTTAATATATTCTGGAACTTTTGGTGAATCATCTCTGTCAACAATGATGTAATCATTGCTTGTTAGATTACCACCAAACTCAGATAGATATACACTATCAGTTGCACTACTATCATTGTCAAGTGCTTGCTCTGTCCATGTAGCATCAAACTGTACATTAACTTTGTATATTGCTGTAGTGTCAATGTGATTAGTTAATACACCACCAAATGCACCGAATGGACGACGCTTGACCTTAATGTAGTATGGTGCTTCACTTATTCTTGTAAGTTCTACGATTTGTAGAATCTCTGGATGACCTGTTGCTGATGATCCTGTACCAACGACTTGACTGTCAACTATGATGTAGTCATTAGTTCCAAAGTATGGATCACCATTTGCTTTGACTGGAGCAAACTTAAGTGGTAAGTAGTACTCATCGCCAGATAGAGCAGATAATGTAATTGGTTCAACTGTTCCACCAGTATTGACTGAGTTCTGATATGATGTTCCACCCCATTGTCCTGCACCAGCAGTATCAACTTGGTTGTATCCTTCTTCGTTTGTCTGTTTTACCAGTACGTTTAAGATGTCAACGTTCTTGTTGAATAATGCTTGTGATATAATACCATCTTCATGTGAAACTATATCTGTTCCTAACTGTGCTCTTCCACCAGTAAATGCGAATGATGCAACACCACCACAAAGATGAACATCACCATTGAACTTAGCAGATGCAATAACCTCTAATTGGTTATTGATTGTAGTAACTCCACCCTGACCAGCAATGTTGATCTCAGATGCGTTAGTAGCAAAGTTGATGATTGAAGGTCCTCCAGAGTTGGAGAAGTAGTCAACCTGTGATGCCTGAGATTTAAGTTCAACAGTATCACCACTTGATCTGCGGAATCCTAACCACATATCACCATCAACTCTCAAGTTTCTAGTCTTGATCTTGGTGTATGATAAGTCTTCGTTAGTGTTAGCATATGCACCACCAATTTCTACCTTAGAAATTGCAGTTCCAGCACTGTCAGGTGTTACACCTAACCATATGTTACTATGTGCAGATGATCTACCAATATTAATGAACTGATCAGCTGTGCTGTCATTGAATAGATTAGCAGTTGTAACCTGACTACCTATGTTCAGTGTGCCAACGAATGTAGTATCATCAACTAAGTTGAATGTTCCTGTTGTTTGTGATGTTCTAATCTCAGCAATAACACCATCGCCATTAACTTCGATGTCATGCTCAAATCTGGCATCAGCAGTGAATCTTGATGTTCCAACTACAACCAATGCTCTGTCTAGGTTAGCATTGCTTACATTAATACCAACACGACCACTATTTGTAGTTGCTATTCTGAATACTGAAATGTCACTTGGATTAGCACTATCACCACCAACTAAGAATGCATTGTCAACAGCAGTCTTATCACGATCAGCAAAGTTTGTATGCTGTAAGAAGTCAGCAGTTGTTCTACCACTGATGAATGCTGTACCAACAACATCTAAGTTAGCACGTGGATCTGTTGTAAGATTATCAACAAACGCATTTTCATATGCACTATGTGGTGCTCTTGCGACTGTGTTAATACCTAACTTGTAATCACCAATAGTCTCTGTTTCTGTTCTTAGTGCCTCACCACCTAATACACCAACTTCCTTGAAGTTAGAGTTAGAGAACTCAATGGTAGGTGCTGTCGCTCCTACAGCAGTTCCAGAAATGATTGTCTCCCATGGTTGTGTTGCCTGTGGAATCTGATCAATAACTTGGAAATGACAGTAGTTATTTGTTGGTGAGAATGGATCGCCAGGTTTAGCAGCATATATCTGCCATGTTAGATTTAATCTAGGATCATAGTAGAAGTTCTTAATTCTAATCTGTGATGCAGATGTAATTCCAATCTCTTGGTTAGTAAGAGCAACGCCACTATTAAAGTCTCTGAACTCTAACTTAACAACGTTTGATCCATCAAATACGATATTGTCAATACTATTGTTAGCAATCTGTGCGAAGTAGTTAGCGAGGATCCAACCAAGAGAACCACTCTTACCTATTTCAGATCCCTTAAGTAATACATCACCTGTTCTTGCTAATACACCACCATAATTTACAAACTGTCCTGCGTTGATTCTGGATCCGCCGTTTGCAATCAATGGAGATTGATTTGGTGTGATGTTAGAAGCAACACCCGCTACAGTATGTGTCTGGAACATGTATCCCTGACCATTACCTCTAGCATTAAACTGGAATACAGCAGATTTAATTGTGTTCTTACTAATTCTGATGTCACCCTCAGTTGGAGGTGAGAATGAAGTTCTGTCTAATCCTTCATCCTGTTCTAGTTGTGTAACTGGATCAACAGATGTGACATTTGAACGAATGATCAAAGCATCACGTGCCTGTGTGAGATCAGAATCTTGAACAGCAATGGTGATAGGTGATTCAAATGTGTTCACCAATTCACCGTCACCACCAACTACTGTGATATTCTGGTTGAATGTTACAGGAGTATCGAATGTAGTTACCAATCCTCCTAATGTATCATCCTCATCTCCATCATCTACAAGTGTTGCTCTGTCGATGAATGTCTCTTCACCAGTGATAGCGTTGATTCTTCTGTTACCAATATACAAGTCACCTTGTGAGTTGATACCAGTGTAGAATACAATACCACCATCTTGTTTCTTGGACTGTGCGTAGAAGTCTTCATCAGGTGTGAGTACAACTTCTTGTCTTGCTGGTAAACCAGTTGAGTAGTTACCTGGACCAAAACCGAGGTATTCAAATGTGTGGTTTCCTGCTCTTGCGATAGATGGTCGTCTAAGTTCGACGTAGTATTTCGTATCTGTTACTGATACAGCACCGTTACCACCAATCGGTATCTTTCTTTGTTCAGATCCTGATGCAGCATTACCACCCTGTGCTTGTATTGTATATGTTCTTTCAATAAACGCTGGTTGTTCTGTCAAGTCAGCAACCATCTCTCTAGTTGTTGATCCTTTGAAATCGTTGACTGTAACAGCACCATGTACATAGTTATCAGCAGCAGAGTATGCTTGTGGTGGATCAATTAATCCAGCATAGTAATCTTTCTCTTTCTGTGTTGTACCAGAGTTGTTGAACCAAAGAGGATCGTTTCTATAGTTTAGAGGATATAGTTTACCGACTGGTTGTGAGAACTTAAACTTCTTGAAGTTGTTAGTTACACCAGCACCAGTTGGGAATGGTGAGATATTACCACGTAATGCAGTTAGATAGTAAATACCATCCTGCTGACCTGAGATACGTTGTTGTAATGTCTCATATCCGAAGATATAGAATGTATCCTCAATAACACCAACATCATCAACACTATCAACATAGTATTCTACACCAGCGTCATCTTGTATCTTATCGCCAGGTGTGATTGTGTAAACGTTCGCACCGTTTTGCTTGTAGAAAAACTGGGGATTATTTTTTGCAATTTGTGTTTTTAGAGGTAGAGATTTGCCCATATCCTGATCCTCTAGCATGTCAGCGAAGACTGTGCCTTGAGTGAATCTTGTATTAGCATATTCACTATACTCTAGATCACCACCACGAATATTCTTAATGATGAGATAATGTTCACCATTTATTGTGTAATATGCATGAATATTTGCAAGACCTGATGAGTTACCAGCAAATGAAACTGCGTTAGTAGATGATGCAACATTATCTACCTTGCTAGTAATAAAGATTCCACCTTGTGGTGATGTAATCTTGACTGTAGTAAATGTCTCGTTTCTTAAGCCAGGAAAGTTCTTAGTATCTACACCGTGATCAAACACTGTAAGTTCTAAGTATTCAATACTCTCATCTAATATGTCCTTAATTTTACGTCCAGATTGAATTGTTGCTTGAATACCAGATGAGAATCTAGCAAATGAACGGTATTCAATACCAGCACCTGTTGTATCTCTTTTAAATGGATCATATGTTCCAGTTGTATCACCAATAAATTCACTAGCATCAACTGGGTTCTGGAATCTAGCACCGTAGACTGTGCCAACGACTGGTTTCAATAGAACTTTCTGTGGTACTAACTTACGTGTATCATCAGTCCTAGTTTTGATTACAAATCCATTGATTGGATCTCTTGCATTTTGTAGGTAACTAGGAATAACCATACGAATTTTGTATGTTCTTTCATCCTTATCACGATTATCTTCTAAACGCTGATACCACATATCAGTGGATCTTTGTCTGTCTGCATAATCTGACTCGCCAATTCTCCAGAAAATATTATTTTTATAGACACTTGGTGCATTACTATTAATATCTCCTTCATTCTTACATTGAATGTACCACTTACCATTTGCTGCAGTAGCGTTTGTAAAACCAGGATCAAACTTCATTGGTGAACGACGTTTGTTAGCATAAACAAAGAACTTAGTTCCACTCTGTCCAGATGCAAACGTGATTGGATTTACATTGTTGATAGCATCAGCATGTGTTTTGTGTATTGTAAGTACCTTACTGTTTTGATAACGAGTGAAGAACTCAACATTAGGATTGATTCTACCAATCGCAGCATTTTGTGGGTCAATGACTGCAACCTGTGGATCATTTGCATATGTTGTAGCAACTAGAGGTAGTAAACCACCTTCTACAGGTCTGATGAATGCTTTCTGTGGAGTTGTTCCTGCGTTTGGTATGTCAAATATATGTGAAACGTTGGTCATGATACCAGCATTCACTGTATTTGTTAACTCTGCAGTATAATTGTGTAGATCGTACTTGTCATCAAGTACAAACTGGTATAGATCAATTTCAACATCTTTGTCTATACTATCTGTTTCAGATGCATAGATGTAGATACCAGCAGCAGCATTTTCTTTGGATGTTGCAAGCATTAATCTAGTTTGATCACTACCATTGAATATTGTAGTTGCACCATAGTTTTCTGGTTGTGTAACTCTACCTGGTGCGATTACATAATATGTTCTGTTAGTCTCAAATCCATTTGGTAGTCTGACAAGACGCTTGTCTACATCAACATACTTACCAGTTACTTGATCAAAACGGGGTCTTGGAACTAATCTTACGGGAGTTCCAGTCTCAAAGTCATGTGGGTTGGAAGGACCTGTACCAGCAACGTCAATTGTGAATAGTGTTGCTCTAGATGATAACAGTGCTGTATTGACTGTCTGTTCTTGTCTGGTGACTGTACCAAGACCACTGTTGATAATAGTTGTGATGTTACCAACTAATGTTTCAATAGCATTTGCTGTTCCTGCACACTCTCTATTTGTTGGTGATACTGTACTGTCAGCAATGACTTGAGGACCTTCTGACTCAGGACCCACAGTCACAGTATTTGGTAATGTGTCTGCCCAGATACCTTTCTCATACTTGAAGTATAGATCAACAGTTGTGCTATTCTGTAATGCATTTACAGTCACACCCTCATTTAATCTAGAACCATTGACACCAAGTTCAACCTGTGTGTTACTTACAATTTTCTTGACGTAAGTTCCTTCTGGTATTGTTGTATAAACTGGAGTTGGACTGTTACCTAGTAAACCTGGTGCATTGTCTCCATCACGATATGATCCAGCAGTGTATTCAACAACACTCATACCTATGATAATACCACGAGTATCATTGACATCTATGATTGCAGAACCAGAGTTAGTTGTACAATTATATGCTAGAACATCGAAGTTTCTCATGGCAGCAGTTGCCATTTGTCCAACATAGTTCCATGCATCTAATGTTTCTGTCTTTTCTCCATCAATATACTCTAGGTTGTTACCAACATAGTATGCTTCACCAGCCTGTATACTGTTTAAGTTACCACCAAGTCTAAGGTCATTAACAATAGCATCAACAATATATGTAACGTCACGGAAACACTTGGATGCTTCATTATTGACTGTAAAGTCACCAGTGTTTAGTGGAGGTAAACCAGCGAGAGTTCCACCACCAATAGCGTCATTCAATATATCAAATAATGTCTCGATAGATGAACGAACGTTAGCACAATCCCACTCACCAGTGCTTAGTGGAGGTAGATTATCTAAGTTACCATCATTAATAGAGTTGCTAAGAATATCAATCAAAGCATTGACTGTTGCACAAACATCAGAGCAGTTACCTTCTTGATATGCAGTTGGTTGATACTTACCAGCAGATCTTGGATATGCATGTGATGTCTTGTTCTGATCCTTGGTACATGTAAAGATGAGTGACTCTTCCTTAAGTCTAATTGATGTTCCAGTTGGTAAAGTATGGTTACCGATAGTCAATGCTAGAGAACCAGTTACTTGATCATAAACAGCGTTAGTAACATTAAATTCAACTAGAGGAGACGCACCAACATTAATACTGATACTATAATCTGTAACAGCAGTTGGGTTTACATTCTGTCCACTGATTGGATCACTTGTTCTAGGATATGTCTTACTAGAACTGTTCTGATCCATAGAACATGTAAATGTTAATGAATTAGCATCTATAGAAATCTGATCACTGGTAGTTACGCCATGCTTAGATCCAAAGTATAATACCATTATACCTGTAGTTGCATCATATGTTGCATTAGCTGGTGTTAGTTGACCACCATTTAATACATTGACTGCATTGGCGTTAGCACTTACGAATGTGTGGTCATAGTTACCACCAGATACAACTGCTCCTGACTGTGCAGCAACAAATGTATGGGCGTATTGTTCACCCGCTGGTGAAGGACCTACATTAACTGTAAGAGAAGTTGCAGTTGTAGATATAATGTTTAGTGCAGTATTCCAACCAGGATCTGCACCATCAGCAGTTGTTCTTTGTATGCCATCAAGATTACCAACACCAGCATCAGTTCCGATTGCTTGTATGATAATATCCATTAAACTATCAACAGCAGCAACAGCTGAACCACACTTAGGTAGTAGTTCTTCAGCATCCCAGTCATCAACAATTGTATTGTCAATGATCTGTGTTAGATTATTACCAGAAGAAACAGTTACTGCTTCATTCTTGATAACTTGCATTGCAACATTCTTAACTTCTTGGAATACCTTTGCTACCTCATCTCTTTCTACATCCTGAATAATCTGTGGATATGTTTTACCATTGAAGTCGTTAGTTATGTAACCCTTAGCAACAGAGTATGTCTTATAGTTACCACCAAACTTAACATCCCACATTACCTCACGCAATACATCATAGATGTCATCTAGACAATCCTGTTCTGTATTTCCTGCAGATGGTGTGTATGATGGATATGCTGCCTTCATTCTCTCATATGCTTCTTTAGCAATGAAGAGTTGGTTAGCAATCACCTGATCATGTGCATCACACTCAATGTCTCCAACAATAGGAGGATCACCAGTAGTGTCCAGTGTAATGTTTAGATCACGATCATAGTATTGGTTGTTCAATGCACGTTGCATCAAATCTTCTGCACGTTTGAATGCTGTAATTGCAGGTTGAACTTCCTTAGTTGCATCTATACCATTTGCAAGTAACTGATTTCCTTGGAAGTATTCTTTAGTTGCAGATATAGTAAATTCATTACCACCAAACCAGAGATCCTGTGCAACAGCATCAACAACAATACCAAGGTCTCTACGACACTTAGCTTCACCAGTGATAAATGTACCAGCGTTAGCGGGTTGATTCCAAATACCACCTGTGATGTTACCAGCAGCAATAGCATCGGTAACGATAGTTCCTAGTGTATCAATAGCAGACTGTACATCAGCACATGCACTTGAACTTGTTCTGCTTGTAATTGCTGAGTTCTGTTTCTTAACGGCGTTTGCAGTTGCAGATACAAATGTATGGGCGTAGTTACCACCAGATATAATAGCATTAGATGATGTACCACCTACCCATGTGTGAACATAATCACCACCTGATATAACAGCGTTAGTACCAGATACAAATGTATGTGCAGAAAGATCAGAAATAGCACCTTGTCCACCATTAACATTGATTGTAATTGTTGTAGATGTTACTGCTGTAATAGTTAGAGGTGTGTCATATGCATAATCAGCACCACTAGATGTATTAGCACCAGAAGCACGAGGATATGCTTTTTGAGTTAAGTTACCATCAAGTGTACATGTGAAAACTAATGACTCAGGAGCTAATTTAATATTAGTATTTTGTTTTAAAGTATGTTGACCAATTGTTAATACTAAATCACCAGAGGTAGGATCATAAGTTGCAGCAGTTACTGTCTTAGTAAGTAGTGGGGATGTACCAACATCAACCGTAATTTCTTGACCAGATACATTAGTGATTGGAACTGCTGATTGATATGAAGGATCAATTCCTGCACGAGGATATGTCTTAGTTGATGTATTACCATCCATTGTGCAAGTAAAGGACAATGAATTGTCAGCAATTTTAATACTTGTTCCAGATTTCAAGTTATGTGCGCCAACAACTGTCATTACCATTAAACCAGTTGTTGCATCATAAGTAGCGTTGCTTACATCGTGATTAACTATGGGTGATGTGCCTACGTTAACTTCAAATGTATCATCAGTTTTATTTGCAACAGTCAACCATGTATTGAATGATGGGTCAGATGGTCTTGGATATGTCTTGTTAGAAGTATTACCATCCATTGTACATGTCAATGTCAATGAATTTTCTACAAACTTAATTTGATCTCCATTAGCAAGACCATGACTAGCGATAGTTACTACTAAAGTTCCAGTTACTGCATTATATGTCACGTTAGTAGGAGTTCCTACATCAGCTTGTGAACCAGCAAATGTAGATCCACCTTCTGTGACTGTTAAATCTTTGTAGTACAACTGGTTAGTAATCGCCCTCTTCATTTCATTGATGGCGGTTTGATATGCAGTTATACTTTCTTGTTCTTCACCCTGTAAACCATTTGGTAATGGTGTAGTTGCATTAGTGAAGTATTGTTCTGTGTATTCTCTGGTATGCTTGTTACCTTCACAATACATGTCAACAGTGATTGCATCAATAAAGTATCCTAAGTCACGAGCACACTTGACTTCGCCAGGTCCTCTACCAGTACCATAGTTAACTTCTATTGGCATGGTGCTAAGGTTACCATCAGAAAGAATTGTAGTAACGATACCTGTTAGTGTATCAGTCGCAGCCTGTACATCAGAACATAAGAATGATTGTGCATCAGTCAATTCGTTCTCAGTGTTACCACCAAAATTAACTGAATCAACAGCAGCACTTACGAATGTATGTGTATAATCACCACCAGTGATAACTGCACCAGCTGTTGCAGACACAAATGTATGTGGATCTGTGTTTGTAGAAGGAACTGATGTCAATACCTGCAGTGTGATTGTAGTGGCAGTTGCTGACTGAATCTCAATTGAAGTATTATAATATGGGTCGTTACCATTTGATCTAGGATATGACTTCTCAGCAGCTGCTCCTGTTGCACCACCAAATCCACAACTAAATGTGAGTGAATTAGGTGCTAGTCTAACACTTGTGCCAGCAGTCAAACTGTGAGCACCGATTTCAAGAACCATCAATCCTGTATTAGGATCATATGTAGTTCCTGTAGTTGGTGTGAATGTTACCTCAGGTGATGCACCGACATTGACTGTGATAGTATCTGTTGTAGCTGAGGTAATTGCAATGTATTGTCCAGATACAGGATCAGTTGCACGAGGATATGCATGGTTAGTTGCATTGTTGTCCATTGAACATGTAAATGTCAATGCGTCATTTGCAATCTTAACGCGATCACCAACACTCAATCCATGATTGGCAATGTTGAGAACCATGTCACCAGTAGATGCAGTATATGATGCACCATGTGGTGTAAAGTTTTTAGATACTTGACCATATGCTGAGCCAGGTGCGTTGTCTGCAGTCCTGTCTATTGCTCCCTGTGTTCCATTGTCCTTGAAGTAAAGCTGATTAGTCATCGCTTTCTTCATCATCTCAGCAGCTTTGTTGAAGTTAGTATTGTATACTGCTGAGTTGAATGAAAACTCAGGTGTTGTAGCATTTGTGAAGAATTCTGCTGCAAATCTATATGAGTAAACATTACCTAAACAGAATAAATCAAGTGCAACTGAGTCAACAAAGATACCAATATCTCTACGGCACTTCTCTTCGCCAGGTCCTGCAATGTATGATGTCTCAGCAGGAAGTGAGTTAAGATTACCGTTAGCGACTTGTGTTGTAACGATATCAGTCAAAGTTACAATAGCAGACTGTACATCATCGCATGCATTAGCATTAGTTCTGGATACATTGCCACCGCCACCATTATATTGTAAAGGACCTTCAGTAACTGTAGGATCTTGAATACTTAACTGGTTAGCAACAGCAAGTTTCATCTGATCTCTTGCTTGGTTGAATGCCTCTATACTTTGTTGCTCTTCACCTTGCAATCCACCAGAAATCCATGCACCTGAAGCTTCAAAGTATTCCTGAATAAACTTACGGGAGTATTTGTTACCACCAACAAATAAGTCTAGACCAATTGCTTCAACAAAAATGTCTAGGTCACGCTTACATTTTGCTTCGTACTGTCCGTGATTAGGATATGACACTAGCATGTTTGCCCATGCTGTGTTTACAATTTCTGTTCTGTTCTGTACGATTAAACGATAACCATCAGCATATCTTGAACGTGCATCAGTCTGTTGGTCTCCAACAAAGAAGTAATCAGGATGTGATACAGTTGTCTCTGCTAATGCAGTATCAATAATTTGATCTCTATTCTTCTGAATCAAACGATATGCAGATGCGTATCTTGATCCTTCATCAGTCTGCTGGTCTCCATCAATATAGAAGTTAGGATGATCAACAGCAATCTGAGCAAGTGCCTTGTCTCTAATCTCAGATGAGTTTCTTCTGATTAGACGGAATGCATCAGCAAGTCTTGACTGTGAGTTTGTCTGTGTATCAACAGAATGATAGAAGTCAGGATGATATACTGCAATCTCTGCGACTGCTGCATCAAGGATAAATTCTCTGTTAGCAACAATTCTGTTACGGGCATCTTTGTAACGGGATGCTGGATCTGCCTTAAGTGCTAAGTCAATAGTAACACCATTTGTTGTGTCACCATCTAGTTCTGCCTGTGAACCTGTCTTACCAATATTGATACCATATGGTGCTAGGTTACTGTTAGGATCAGGATCATATAAGTCTGCCTTGACTGTTAGTAAGTTAGCAATTGCTTGCTTACATAGATCTCTTGCTCTACGGAATGCAAAAGTTGCATAGTCTTCCTCTCCTTCTAAACCATTAGATAAGAAAACAAACTGATTATATGTGACAGAGTTGATGTCATCATCTAACTCAAAATATGATTTAGTTGCTGCAATAATATTTGCGTTACCACCATCTTTAAGGTCTTCTGATATAGCATCAACAATTATACCAATATCTCTCTTACACTTACCATCGTTACCAGCACCTTGAATATTGCTGACACCATATGTCCTGACCATATCGTCATATGCAGTATCAACAATCTCCTGTCTGTTTGCTTGTATTAAGTTACGAGCATCAAAGTATCTGTTACCAGCAGGATCTAAACCAGGATTAACATAAGGAATATTTTGAAGTCTAGGATATTTTTCTAGAATATATCCAAATACTTCTTCCTGCATCATACGTCTGTTGCTTTCAATCAAGTTAGCAGCATCAGCATATATGCTATTGACTACACCACCACTAGGATTAAGAATAGATCCTTTTGCAACATACTTAACAAAACCAGTTGGTTCTAATGATACATTATAAAATTCATCTGCACCTTGATTACTTAGAGGATCTAATTTAACATACAACTTGTCATCTGACTTAGCACCAATCCTATAACCATTAATAGTAGCAGCAGGACGAGTTAGTGGATCACTGATCTCATCACTACCTAAGAACAACTTAGTATAGTTTTGTGATGTTGCAAGTGTTCCCTGTATATCAATAGTGTAGTAGTTAATTTTTTCTGTGCTTGCTGCATTATTAGTAACTACTTTTGGTGGAATAATATCTGTAAGATATCCACCCTTATCTTGGTTGAATGCAAATCCTTTGAAACCAATAGCATGTAAGGATGTGTTACCAAAGTTAGAGTTAGAGTTGGTGATTGACATGTCACC